CCCAATGTAGTTAAAACCCACTCCCACCAGCACTTTTACAGCTCTTGATCCTATCAAAAATATTTTTCTGGGTACATATACATGGGCCCCCCTGCCGTTTTAAGCACTCGGGTCAATTTATCCTATGCGTGTCAGACCCCTTACTTTACATAATACATGTTATCGGCTAACCCTTATCCCCCTTTTTCTAGGGGCTGGCAGGGCATGGCATGGGCTCATGATTAGGGGGCTTCATAAGTTCCCCTTCTAAGTAATCGCCTAAGAATCAAGGCAGGGAATCAGAGAGAGAAGGGGGCAGACATAAGGGCAGGGCAGGGGATAAGGGCAGGGCTAAGGGCAGGGCAGACCCCTAGAAAGGGGGGCAGAAAGGCAGGGCAGAAAGACCAAAAAGCAGACCGGACACCTTCGCCCCTTTTCTACTTTTCTAGAATCTCTACTTTTCTACACCCCTAGAAAGTGATTACTTTTCGCTATCTTTTCGCCTTCTCTTTTCTTTCGGGTGATCTAGTGGTTCAGCTTTTGTCGGTGCTTGATTCCCCCCTTTCTTTCTGTCAGACTTGGGGGGTGGGGATACGCCCCACTCTTTACCTACAGAAAGAAGGCATTACATGTCTATAACTAGACCGCTTACTATGGGAGAAGCCCGAATCTCTTTCGATTCTCTTCTCTCTTCTTTTAACGATTCCAAGCCCCTTAATGAATCAGACTTGAGAAAGTCTTTCTCTGGAATCTCTAACTCTCTGAACTTCAGAGATTATGTCTTAGGCTCTGTCGGCTTCGGTCTTTCTGATTATTCAGACCGAATCGCTTTTCTGAATCTTTTCTCTGTCTGTGGCGATTCTGCCGACATTGAAGCGATTAAAAGTTCCTTTCACTATGAAGCAGAAAAGAGAAGTAAGGCTCTTTCATCAATAGAAAAGGCTCTTAAGTTAAATCCTGCTCATGGGTTTTCTAACCTTCTTAAAAGGGTCTATGACGCTTCCGCCCCTTTTGACTTCTTTAGAGGCATGAGAAACACGCTTCACGAAAAGGTATCGGCTCAAGTAGAAGCCGAAGCCTTAGAAGTCTTAGGGGCTTAATCATGAGAAAGGAATCTCCTTTCATCACGCTTCTAGATTCTGAAACTGGGGAAGTCTTGGTCTATGCCCCACTCAGTAAGACCCGAATCAACGCCTTAATCAAGGCGTATGGAAAGGCAGGTATTACCGCCCTAGTTGCTTAGTTAGTAAGTGGGGGGCAGGGCTTCGGCTCTGCCCCTTGCTTAGTGATTAAGACCTAATCACTTCTTTACCTACAGAAAGGAAAGGCTATGTCAGAAAAAGAAAAGGGCTCACTCGCTTGGGCTTGTGAATCTGCCCCTGCTTCGTGTCAAGCGGTGGCAGACCTTTATTCATGGTCTAGCAACTTCGAAAAGTTCGAACCTTTTCGCAAGTTTCTAGGTCTTATCGGATACCTAGAAGGCGAAAGCGGTGAAGGCTTTATCGGCTTTCTCGAACTCTCGAAAGTTGCTTCCGCTTTACAGGCTTACAGCGAAAGACCGGCAGAAGTAAAAGACTTTATCTCTGAGCTTCTAGAAGTAGAAGTGGAGTTCGGGTTATGAGTAGATCACCTAAATCCTTTTATAGAATCAGGTTCGCAGTTCGCTTTATCTTTTGGGGCTCTCTGATTCTTGGGCTTCTTTCGATTATCGGGAATCTCTGGTGGGTGGGAGATGGATACTGCTGGGGCTCAATGCTTGAGTGCCACTTCCCCGAAGAAGGGGGCAAGTAATGCCGATTATGTGTGAAGAGTGTAAGTGTTCCAACTGGAACTGCCCGACATGTGGCGAATCGAATCACCATGATTGCGATTGCGATTGCTGCGGTTGCCCATGTCAGAAGGACAACAGCGACAACAGCGACAACAGCGAAGCCGAAAGCGGTGCTTTTCTTTTCTTAACTGAAGAGAGAATCAAACTATTAGGCGAAGCCCTAAGAATTGCCATCAATAACTATGACTTTGATGGCGACTATGAATCATCTAAGAAAGTCGAAGAGATTCTTACCATAATTGAGAAGGTGAATCTATGAAACTTGCTTATGTGGTCATGCTTAACGCAAGGGGTAAAGGGTCTATTGATTACCTGACCCCTGAAGAATACGAAAACCTACAGAAAGAAAACCTACAGAAAGAAAACCTACAGAAAGAAGGAAAATGAAATGGGATTGGACATGTATCTAACTGCCAGCAAACATACGAACAAGATTAACTGGCAAGCACTTCAAGCGAATCAAGAGTTGAACTATGAATCGCCTGAAGCGATTTCACCTGATTGGAAAAAGATTATTGAAGCCTCAGACATGGGCGGTATTGCTGTTGATGTCTATGGCGTTAATGTTGAAGTGACCTGTGCCTACTGGCGTAAATGTAATCAGATTCATAACTGGTTCGTTCGTAATGTTCAAGGTGGAGAAGATAACTGCCGTTCTCATTATGTAAGTATCGAGCAGATAAAAGAGCTTCTTTCTACCTGTAAAAAAGCATTGAAAAAGAAAGACCCTTCCTTGCTTCCACCAGCCGAAGGATTTTTCTTTGGCTCAACAGACATTGACCAATGGTATTGGGGCAGTATCAAACAGACTATTGAAAAACTTGAAAGGGTCTTAGCCCTACCTGAAGCAGATGAACTCTCTTTCTCATACCAGAGTTCATGGTAAGGAAGGCAGATAAATGAAGATCCAAACTAAAGCGAAATGCCCTGAGTGCCTTCGGGTCTTTGACCTGCTAGACGACACCGATTCTCAAGAGTGGGCATACGGACACGATTGCGAAACGGAGATAACAGCGTGACTACGATTCATCTAGGCGATTGCGAAACTGATTGCCCGACCTGTCGGGCTAACTGCTCATGTGAGAAATGTAAAGACCGAGAGGGGGTGACAGCGTGACAGTTCATAAGACTTGGGTCGTGATTTATTCAAGTGACCCTATGCCAAACCATGACCTAGCAAGAAGGCTAGAAGGTTTGGAGTGGTGGATTACAGACCGAGATAATTCTAAGGAATCGAAAGAAGCGACACGATTCCTAGACCTGACTACATTAAAAGATTGATGACCTATGGGGCAGGGGGTTCTCTCCCTGCCCTGTGGGGTGTTCATCTTGAATACCGGCAAACCTACAGAAAGAAGAAAGTAATGAACATAACCGAAAGCAAGATAGAAGTTATCGAAGCAGATAACTTTTCTATTGAAACGAAATACCGCATGACCCTGAAGTATGAAAATGAAACCTTTTTTTGGAACGGATTCATTGGTGAGTATGGCATGGCTGCGGATTGGTATAACTCAGAGGGTCACAAGATTGTTGAACCCGACTGGGTTAGTGAGTTCGAAGAATCAACAGATAAAACTCTTTTCGAAATCTGCGAAGAGAAAGAAAAAGAAAATGAAAAGAGCTTTGACTGGCTGGTTGCTAAGGTCTTACAGATTGTGCCTACAGCAACTTTCGAACGAGATTATACCGGACAGATCGTAATCTTTACTGGACTCGAAGAAGATGAAACTGGAACAGTCAAGAAACTAGAGGTGGAATAATGCCTAAATACAGTATCTCAATGAAGTTCCACTACATAGTGGATACTGATGACATAGAGAGAACTCTCAATGAGTTTGAGTTCCCTGTCTTTCCTTATCCAAGTGATGAAGAAAAGGTAATCTTTAATGACAACATTAACGATTACTACCTGATGAGCGAAGAAGAGGTGACGGCGTGAGTTATCAACATGGAAAAAATCATGAGAACTGCTGGCGTGATTGCGATAGACATAAAGATCTTGAATGCTTCGTGTTCGATTGCCCTGATAAATCTAAATCTGAATACGATTGTGAAGAGGCGGTGGCTTCATGAGTAAGCACTCTTTTATCCTGACTTATGACACCGCCACTAGAGAATGGGAGTGGGATACAGACCAAGAAAGCAACCGCCTTGATGGTCGAACTTACGCCCCTGATTGGTCTGCGATTGACTATGACCAAGTGGGCTGGTCAAGAGAGCCGATTCACTTCGCCTTAGAAGATGAACTGGCTCAGAAGATTGGCTTTATGAGAAGAACTCTCAATGACATTGAGAAGCATGAAGATTCTTTGGAGAAGGCTGTTAAAAGTTCTCCGAGATTCTTCGATTGTGAGATTCGATTCGCTGGGCAAGAAGCAACCGAGAAAAGAAGAATCGGTATTCTGCCTCTGGGATTCGAAGGTGACACCCAAGCTTTGTCTAATGACGACAAGGTTTGGTATTGGCTAGATGCGTTAAGCCTTTATGAAGGCTTCTCTAATCTAACTGACGGCTGGACTATTGAAAGTATCGAGGTGGAATCGGCATGAAGTTTGGATTCATACTGTTCTTCTTAACTTTCTTTACAGTTCCGCTAGGGCTGGCAGAGGATTCTCCCTTGCTGGTGGCTATTCCGATTGCGGTTTGGATCGGGGCTATTCTGTTCGGAAATGAGGTTCAATGACTACTCGATTACTAATTGGAGTAATCGCTTTCGGGGCTGGTTTCATACTAGCCCCGAAGGAATTACCTACTAAGGAAGTTATCGTTGCTGAAAGGATTGAAGTTCCTGTCGGTTATGAAATGACACTCACCGACCTTCCTTTGGCTTGGCAAGAGTTAGCCAAGTGTGAATCTAATGGCAGACTTAATGCTGTAAGCGGCACTAAGAAACAATTCCAAGGGGCATTCCAGATTGAATACCCTAGAACTTGGGTTGCTCACGGCGGTGACAGCGATACTCCACCGAAGAAAGCGACACTCAAAGAGCAGTTCCATGTAGCTCTTCATATCTATGCAGATCGTGGGGCCAAGCCTTGGCCTTACTGTGGCAAGTTCCTAAAGGAAGAGTATGGAAGGTAACTTGTCATTGCTAACAGCGACTTGTATGATACGATCAGCTTAGTTGGAATAGACACCAACTAACAGAAAAGCCCTCGGACTGTAGGCCGGGGGCTTTTCACTTTTAATTGCTGTAACTTCCTCTAAACTTTCGTAGACTTTCTTCTGGTACACAGTAGATCTCTGGTCTTTTCCAATCAGGTTTATCTAACCACTCAGGATTCTTAGCATCTACACCCATGATCCAACCGATTAACTCATAGTTCGGCATACCACCACGAACTAAAACAAACTTAATATCATCTCTAGCTTCAGGTCTTACAAGTAATCTACCCTGCTCATGCTTGGTGTATTTAACATCTATATTTGGTTCTATATCTACACCACCTTGACCGAAAGCACCACTCCAATAAACGCCAAGATACTTGGCTACAGCGATCTCTGCACCACAACCATCAACATCTAAGAGAATCCTTTGCCATGGATCAAGATCACCTAACCCTCTCATTTGTTGGTTCTTCATCGTGCTTACATATCTTTCAACTGCCGTGTTAACTGCCATCACAACCTCATATCTTTCAAGGTTTATCTTTAGGCCCATGGAGTAGGCCCTCCGAGATGATCAATTATCTTTCGTAAAATCCTTTGCACTCTCCTATCCACAGTTGAATCAGAGAGTCCTAACTCTTTTGCTATATCCGATAGGGTCATTGGGGAAGCTCCATATCTTAGATCGATTATGTATTGTTCATCTTTGTCTAGTAGTTCAACAGCAGACTTAACATCGATAGCCATAGCCATGAGGTTGCCACCTTCGTTAGGTGCTGGAGATTTTCTTGGTTGTCCATCATCTACCTTGTCGATAAGGGTTGCCCCTTGCACATCAAACTGCAATGCAACAGGCAAGATAGATGCGATTGTTGCTGTGTTATAGAAGAACTCATCACCGGTTGAGTATCCAACCTTGACTGCTTTTTCCTTGCGAGAATACTTTTCTATGTGCCGGCGAAGCCGAGCCATAATCTTTCGAGCTACCCATTTCGTCTCATCTTTTGAGACGGTATAAGATTCATTAAGATCTTCTTCAAGCTTGGGTCGCTGAAGCACATAGATGTTTAGTTCTTGTATCAAATCCTTATACTCTACATATCCAATGAACCTTCGGTAGATGGTTAAAGCGGATATATTGATTAGATCATTGATGTGGGCTTTGGCTCTCTCACTCACCAACACTACCCTCATCATCCATCTCTATGATGGTGTCGATTAGAAATCTAATGGCGAAGTACAATGCTGTAATTACAAGAATTGGAATTAAAAAAAAGAAAACCTTTTTCATAGTTTATTCTTGGGCCACTTTCCACGCTTGACCATCATGGCAATGATGGCGTAGTTGGCTAGATCTTTGAATGAATCTTCGATCGGTTCATGCTGTGGCTTACCATCGCTGAAAGCGAATAGGTTCTTGAGACGTTCGAA